GTTCTGTTGACCCATACCCATTTGACTTTGACCCATCATAGGGTTCTGTTGACCCATACCCATTTGACTTTGACCCATCATAGGGTTCTGTTGACCCATTGACATTGCACCACCTGTATTTTTACCAGATTCTTGAGCACCACCATGGGAACCGCCAACAGTATCTTTTAACCAACTTGCTGCATTTTGACCAGCACCCCCAGCTCCCCATATAGCTTGAGATCCAAATCCAACATGCATTCTTGAACCATCGTTACCCATATATCCTTCGCCCGCACCAATACCAGTTGCTCCTGCTGATGAAGCAGCCATAACAAACTTTTTGAATATTGGTAGATCTTCGGGGTTTTTCGGTGTTAATTTCTTATCGCCAGAATAGATATCTAAGTCTGCAGCATTACCATTATCATGCCTGGTTGATCCTGTTCTTTGGCCACCAGAACCTTCTGCTGGTTGACCTCCAGATTTAACTCTCACAGACACACCAGCTTCTTTCGCAGCTCGCTCAAGAACAGAAAGCAATTGTTGGCTTATTGGTAATTTTCTGATAGAGGCTTCTCTCATCTGATCTTGGAAAACTTGACCACCATCAGACTTTATTGGTGTTTCTGTTTGTGAATTTTGACGCTCGCCACCTTGTTGTTGAGTAGTATCACTTTGTTGTGAATTGCCAGAACCTGAAGATGTAGATCCAGAAGCTAAAGATGCGCCAGAAGTTGAATTGTTTTGTTGATTGTTTGGTGCTGTTTTTCCGCCATGTTTTGCATATTCTTTTAGCCAATCACTTTGGTACTGTGCTATTTTTTCCGGTGAGACGTCTTTGCTTTTTCCTTCAACATTTCCAGAAAACCAAGCAACAGGAACCTTTGAAACATCATTGTTTGCTTGTTTTAATATTCCTGTTACATATTTGTCAGCCACTTTATCTTGAATTTCTGGCGGCGCATCTTTAGCTCTTGGATATTGTTTGATATCAACACCAGCCTCTTTTGCTCGTAATTTCCACGTACTATCAATGAATTGATATGCACCAGATGCAGTAGAAGTATCATTTTGTGCGTTATATTTGCCACCAGATCCTTCTCGAGCTTTTATTGTATCAAGAATTGGTTTGTTTTCACCGGAAAATGGTACTGCTGAACCTCCAGCGCCACTATCGACTCCAGGAGGTGATGAAGAATTTAATGTCAGCCCAGCACCTAAACCCGCAGCGGTTCCTAAAGCTGCACCAATTTTATCAGATAATGAATTGCTGCCACCATTATTGCCCAATCTTTCAGTATTGGACACTAATATTTTTAGCGTTTTCATTATATCATTTTGATTGGCTATAGACTGCTGTAATAAACTATTAGTGCTTTCTAGTTTTGTTGCAGTTTTATTCGATTTGTCTTCAATATCATCAATGTTTGATTGTATGGATTTTATTTGATTCTGTTGTGATGAAAAATGACTTCCTAGATCTTTGCTTATAGATTTGACGGAGTTATTGTTCTCACTAGCAGTTTGTTTGAACTGACCCTTGATACTGTTTATAGATTGTGTTATTTTTGAAAAAAATGTTGATGGGTCAGCGTTTGTCATTGTTAGCCTTTATTCCTTTGTCTTTCGTCTTCTAATTTTTTTAGATGATTTAGGAGAAATTCCACATATATGTCTCGTTCAAAAGGAATTAAATTTTCAATCTCAGTAATTGAATATTTATGGTGCTGAACCATAGAAAAGTTTGTTGAATAGTAATTTTCTAAAGAGTTATGATTCAGCGCCAGGAAAAAAAATCATTTAACGAGCTCAAAACTATTTCTCTATCATTATTGAAAGAGTTTTTGTATTTGATAACGTATTCTAATTTTGGTACACTCAATAGAAATTTCTGAATATTTTCGAATATTTTCAAATTTAAGTTCTCAACAAAATCATTGAGTTCTTTTCTGGAAATTTTTGATGTTTCAAATATCTCATCACCATCATAAACCTTATCAATACAACGAAGAATCAACTCAAACATATAATTATCAGTCAAACTCAGAAATTCTTTATCTTCATAAAGAGTAGCTGAAGGATAATTCATTAAAATGCCTGATTTTTCGCTAATTTTTATATCATTGCTTACTTTTTCAGGAAATTTTACTTCAATTGAGTTCAAATCAATTTCAAAATCATAAATTTTATCATCTTCATAATCTTTATATGAAGTTTTTACAATATTGTTGACAGAAAATGATCTCAATTTTAGAAAAATATATTCTAGATCAAAAAGTGCAATTTTATCAACATTGAATTTAACATCCATACAACAATTGTTGACAATTTGTTTAATTGCTGAAAGAATATCACCTTCATTACCACTTTCTCTTGCCATAAGCAAAAGTTTTTCTTCTTTAACCAAGAAAGGTCTAAACTTTATATTTTTATTAAGAGAAGGTACTTTTATATTATAGATTGGCTGATCAATTTTAGGCAAATTTGACATAATTAACTCCATAATTAATTAGAAAATCGGAATAGGATTTTCAAGAACAGAACTTGTAATTGTATAATCAGTATATGCAATAGAAACATTAATTTTAACTAAATTGTCATCATCTGCCCAAGCCAATGGAACTTCTCTCAATGAAGTAGGAAATGCTTCATATAGATTTATTCTTTGGACTGCATTTCCTTCTTGGTCATACATTACAATTTGCATAATTGTTGAAAAATTTGATTTGTATTCTGAAAGATAAGATGGAAACCTATTAATTTCTCCAAAACCAGAACTTTCTGTACCATTAAATTCATATATGGCTCTTACCCAATTATACCAATATTGCCAAATACTTGCTTCATTGTCAGATAAAATAGACATCTGTACTTCAGTAAATTGTGCATTATATGGCTGTTTCTGTGTTGGTCCTGCACCATAACGATTGACATCTGCGCTGGCTAAATTGATACCAGGTACTTTAACTTGATCAATTCTGAAAGTTTGTAATGTTGACAGCTCATTCAATTGAGATAAATTGCCACCACTGTTTAACATGTTGCCGAACATTATCGCAGGAGGTTGTATGAACACCTGAAAAGAATTAGACTTTAGATAACCATAATCTTCTAAATTGGTTTTGAAATTGTTTATGTTAAATGGCATAATTGGACCTAATAAGGAGGTGAACCAGCATATTTTGCGTTGGGATTGATTTTCCACTTTTGCAATGGTAACATAACAACTTTAGACCAATCAGAAGGCGAGATATAATAAAATTGTGTTTTGACATGACCGTAAAGATATCGTTTAATACAACTTTCATATCCAGAAAATTGGCTATATTTTTTCAGCAATTGATATGATACAACCAATTTGGTGCTATCATCATATTTATTATTATTTGCCAAAGTTGTAAGAGAATTTAACAAAGAAGCTCTTGCATTAGGTGGCAAATAATGTAAGTTCAAACCTATAAACCCGGAATTTTGAAATTCAATTGGTATCGTTAAAGGATACATATCAAAGAAAGGCAATCTGTCTTTGTATTTTGCATCATAATAATACAAATACATTTTACCAATTTCCGGAGATGACATCTGTTTAAGAAGAGGTTTCTTTTTAGCGTTTTCTACCTGATCTTTATACCAGGTCACAGAATCTTTTGATGCTCCTATTAAGTTTTTAGAAGCTTCGGTAAGATCATCTTGAAAATCAGATAGTGCCATTAAAACTTAATCCCTAATTCTTTCTCAGTAAAAATATGAAATGACCAACCTCTGTCTTTACAAAAATTTAAAGCTGCTTTCCATTTTGCTTCATTCACACCCCAAGTTTTAACTTCAGTGATATATCTACTTGTCATTTTTTCTTGTTTTTTGGGTGGAGAAGTTTGTTTAGCAGGTTTTACTTCAATGAGAGCGGTTTCTTTCTTACCTTCATTATTTATCTTTGTAACGATGAAGTCAGGAAAATAACGGTGTATTTTGCCATCGATCGGTGATCTATATGGTATTATTATTTCTTCTGAACCCCATGTCAAAACATCTTTATGATCGTCTAAATATAACATAAGCTTTAGCTCCCAACTAGATCTATAAACAATCTCTGTTGGGTTGCCTTTGTATTTTTGAGGGTTTTTGGGCTTGAATTTGCCTTTGTTATATTTTGCCATGATTCCATATAAATAAAAAAAATAATAAGATATTTAGTGTTAACCTATAGGGTTTAGATGGCCATAATTCAACAAAATATAAATGCGAATAATGCTAGGTTTCCTACACCTAAACAACCACCAATTCAACCACTATCATTTCCTAATGATTTGAATGTTGGTGATAGAGAATTTTACACACAAATACAATTTCAAAAATATTCGCCATTGTCACAGTTCAATTTAGGAAATTTGAATAGTATAGTTTCTGATCTCAATACATTGGTCAATGGGGTCAACGCCATTGGAAGCCTACTTGGTATTCCAGGAACAGGTATCCAATTGGCTACCAATTTTACCCCCGCACCGAATTTGCCTGGTGCAATATTACTACCAATTCCAAAAAAAATAAATGATGCAACAACATTATCATGGAATGAACAAACAGCTTTGGGTTTAGGTAGTTCTCTTGCGAACATAATACCTGGTCTTGGTGGTGCTATTAATGCGGCTTCGCAAGTCACATCGGCCACAAGTTTTTTGAGTGGTGTTACTGTTAACCCATTTCTTTTTATGTTTTTCCAAAGACAAAATTTTAAAGAATTTGTTTTACAATGGACATTGACACCAAATACACCAAAAGAATCTACAACAATTTTGAATATAATAAACACTTGTAAATCTGCTGCTTTGCCAACAGCACAAGGTGGTGGTTCTCTTTTGCAGTATCCTTTAATTGCACAAATAAGTTTATATCCAAGCGAATTGCAACAACATTTGATTTTTAAACCTTGTGCTATAATTTCTGTACAAGCTGATTATACTGGTACTGGTTCTCCATCGTTTTTCAAAAACACAAAACTACCAACTGTCGTTAACCTGACATTATCACTCAAAGAAATTCAACTTTGGGATAGTTCAGAATTACCATCAGTAATTTAAGGTTTAAAAATGGTTGAAAGATATTTCGAAAAATTTCCAATTACCAATTATTCAAACAATAATGTTGTTGATATAACAAAACGTTCTACGTTACTCAATAACGTATATAATAATCCATATGTATTTTATCCATATGAAATAATAAATGAAAGAGCTGATCAATTAAGTTATCGTTATTATGGCGATCAATTCCAAAGTTGGATTTTATACTTTTCCAATAGAATAATGGACCCATATTATGAATGGTATTTGAATGACAGCGAGTTTAACAATTTTATCATTTCAAAATATGAAACTTTTGAATTGGCAAATATAAAAGTTAAATTTTTCAGAAATAACTGGTATAATCAAGAAAACATAGCAAAAAATTATTTCGATGCTTTGATACCAAGTGTTAAGAAATATTGGGAACCTGTATATGGCTATGATAACCAAATCACTTCTTATAAAAGATCAGAAAAAGATTGGGTTGTCAATACAAACGAAATTGTATCTTACACTACTATAACCAATCCAAACGTTTCTGAACCATTTTTTACAAATGATGAAATTTGTTATGTTAATTATAATGGTTCTATTGGAAGAGGTCAAGTGTTATCTGTTTCTAATACAAATGTTTATTTACATAACGTATTTGGCAATTTCATTAATACTGGAAGTGGATATATTACTGGCGCAGAGAGTGGCGCTAATGTGAGTTTTTCTGTTGCTAATACTATTGCTGTTAATATACCAGCTGAAGAATATGTATATTGGGCACCTGTTACATATTATCAATATGAAATAGAAAAAAACGAATACAATAAAACATTAAATGTCATTGATAAAACATACAGCCAAAAAATATCAGATGATCTTAAAACATTAATGAACGAGTAATAAATGGCCATTGGTGATATTAAAATTTCTACTTTGAAAATTGGTGAAATTGATTTGACCAATCAAAGTTCCATCAACTTCAGTGGCATTGAAATTATTGAAGATATTTTAAGTCCAACTGGACCCTTTGCGGAATTTAATATTATCGACAGTAATGATGTTCTTGGACAATCAAATCTAAATGGTTCTTATGATAAAGATGTACAGATAACATTTTCATTGGCGGATATTGGTGGTCCTCAAGCCAATTTCAAATTTAAAATGTTGCAAAATAAAAATTTGAAAGATGGTTCTACAGAGAATCAAGGTTCTGGACATAATAAACAATATAGCATTAGATGCTGTTCAGCAGAAATGTTGGCAGCACAAGGTAATTATGTAAAGAAAAGCTATAACCAACCAACAAGTAAAATGGTTGAAGATATCGTAAAGAATAATTTCAAAAGTGATAAAAGTATTGACACTGAAAGCACATTTGGAAGCAGAAGATTTGTTTTTTCAAATGAACATCCAATAAATGCTTTAAGAAAATTGAACGACCAACACGTATCTGATCAAAACAAATCATCAGCTTTTATTTTATTCCAACAATGTGATAATGGCAATCAAAAATATGTATTTTCTACATTTGAAAAATTATTCCAACAAGGTCCAGTTGTAAAATTAAAACAGAGCGCAAGTTTGAACTCTAGTTCTACTTCTGGTTCTGATATGCAAAATTCTATAATGTGGATTAATGTTCCTGATTCATTTTTTACTTTGACTAGATCATTATCAAAAGTTGAACAAAATTCATACGACCCAACATCTGGTACAACCGATCAAGTAAGTAAGAAAAAACAACAATTTAAATTTGCAGACAATAATGGTGTTTATTCTGATCCTCCATCTGTAACTAATGGCGTTCCTGTTCATACAGCACATGATGCTGCAAATAATAAATCACCAACAAAGCTTTCTGAAGCCAAACAAAACAGATTAGATTTTCTTTCCCAGCTATCACAAAATCATGGTACTTTGGAGATCCCAGGCAATCCACAAATAAAGCTTGGTTCTATGATCAGTTTAGATATACCTAGTAAGACAGATAACAATACTTCATCAGGCGAAAAACAATTTAATGGTAATGCATTAGTTGTTTCAATAAGACATAAGATAAAACCAGTCGGTCAAAATCCAAGATATACTATGATTCTTGGTGTTGTGAAAGGTTCATACAAAGAAGGTGGCGGTGGCAATGGCTAAATTTTATTTTGCTGAAGTTAGAGATATCATGGATCCACTCAGATCCGGCAGAGTTAAAGTAAGAAAATATGGTTTTGAGAACGATGAACAAAACATCAAAGATGATGATCTTGCTTGGGCATTACCTCTCCATCCAATTACATCCGCAGCAACTGGAAAAGTTGGAATAATTCCAACAGGATTGATTGTAGGCTCAAGAGTCGTTATAGCTTATATGGATAATGATACAGCTGAGCAATACCCAATTGTTATGGGTTCATTTTCTCGTGGTGCACTATTAAAGGAATAATATGTCAGTTTCAAATGCCCCATTAGATCCATATTTTGGAAAATTAGATCAAGCTCAGAAAGGCATTGATACTGCTTCTGGAGCTGTTTCCGCAGATATTAAAAAGTTTGATTTTCATCCAGTTTCTGGTGGTACTCCAGTTGGTCAAAAGCCTACAAAATATGCATCTTCAGATAATAATAATACAAGAAAAAATAATCAGGGTCAAGAAGTACTGAAAACTTTGAAAGATAAGTTTATACCCCATGCAGATTTGCCAACTACTGCATCAGCTCTTCCTGGTTTAGATCTTGCTAAAATTGTAGCACAAGTTGATCCTTCTGGAATAGCGCAAGCTTTTCCAAGTATGATTAAACAATTTGCATTAATAAAATCAATAATGAATATAGCTGCTGGTGGAGGCGGTGCTTCAGCAGCACCAACAACAAGTCAAGTAACAACATTATCAGATGCTTTTTCAGAAGCTCTTTGTATACTTTGTAGTAAAACCAGTTTTGCTCAAGTAATGATATCATTAGATTCTATGTTGATGAATAAAAATGGCATATATCTAATAGATCCTGGTTATCAAACTATTGTAGAAAACGGCATAACAAATCTTGTCCAAAAAGCTCTTATTTTTGGTGAAAATAATATCCCAGTGATACCAGATCCTCCTATTGTTTATGGAACTGTGATACCTCCTTCCAATTTATTATTAACAGATGTATTCTATGTTCAAAATTTAGCCATCAAACAATATTATGCTCCAAATTCAGATCCATATCTTGGGTATATTACATTTTTGAATAATGATGGCACATACAATTATGTAAAAAGAACAGCCACAGATTATCCTTATCAAAGTGTAGATGATGAGTGTTTGGCACTGGCGCAAAAAGGTATTGCTACTGATATGTTTTCTTATGTCTTTAACAATACTTTAACAGCAGATATATTAAACACTATTTTGATAAACCATAAAGTTCTTCATGAAAATAATGCCATGGATCATGCCATAGGAAAGGGAACCAGTACAAATTTGATGTCAAACTTGACTGCAATTCTTGGTATTGCAGGAACTGTTGTTAATCTTACTCAAACTTCATTTTTAGGTAAAACCATATTAGGTGGACAAATAAGCCAAGCATTGGGTTCGTTTTCTAAAAATTTAGCAATGGCTAAAACAATGGCAGGTATGGCAACATCAGCTCTTAAAATACCACCAGCTTTAGCAGGATTAGCAGGACTTTCTTCTTTATCTGGTGCGTTATCTGCTGCTGGTATTGCATTACCAAATATAGCATCTGCTGTTGGTGGTATACCTGTTCTTTCTGACATAATAGCTGCTCGAGGAACCATAGCTGGAATAGCATATGCGGTAGCTTCTGTTTCTAGTTTGGCAAACCAGTTAAGTAGTTCCGGAGGGTCTGTTTCACAAATAAATTCTAGTGCTTTGGGCCAAACAACTCCGTCATTGAGTTCTATAATAACAGCTATGAAATCAGCAGGATTTTCAGCGGCTGCTATTAAAGCTGCTTCTGATGTTCTTACAGATATAGGATTAGTATAATATGTCATTACCTCCCAACAAAAAAGTTCCAGATGCCAAAGCTTCAACAAGTCCTGGTGATTATCCTTATATTTTTGGTAGTAGAGATACAAATGGTGCTGGTGTAGTAACTGGCGTTGATCCTAATAAACCGAATGAATCATACAGAAGCGAAATCAATCATGATGGCAGTTTCGAAACTAGAGAAATATCTGCAGAATTTGATGGTATGGTTACTTCACATAATCATCATGAACGACACAATGCGGGCAGTTCTAGTAAAAATAATGATGGCAATGTAGATACTAGTGGCCAAGCCACTATGAATTCTAATGTTAAAGGTGATTCTGGTTCAGCTTCTGGTGGAACAGAATACAAAGGTTCAAATAAAAGTATTGGCGGCGCTGCAGACTCATCAACATCAGTATCACCTGGTGGGAAATCTTATAAGTTATACAATGATGATGTAATCGAATATATGTCAAAAGATAAAGCATTAAGCGTTGATGGCAATGAAATAATTGCTATTGGTGGTTCATCAGTTTCTATGATATCAGGTGATTATGGTGTTCATGCTCAAGGTAGCGGTGGTTTAGATTTACAAAGCGAGTCTAAAGGACAATTAAATTGTCTTTCTGATATTATAATAACAAGCCTTACTACCATAACATTAGTTGTTGGTGCATCATCAATTGTTTTAACACCATCAACAATAACAATCAAATCACCTAAGATAGATCTGAATCCATAATAAATAATATTAAAAAGAAAGAAAAAAATGCCAGCAGCAGCAAGAGGAAGTGGAGCAGATACAGTTTCAACTCACCATGGTTGTGATGCCACAACTGTCACAGCTGCTTGCTCCGGTGACGTATTCGTCAATAGTAAAGGCATAGTACGTTTTGGTGATGCAGTTGCATCTCATAATTATCCAGTACCACCTTGTATGCCACATGCACCAACTATGAGTGATAATTGTTCTGGCACAGTATATGTGAACGGAAAAAAGGCTGCATTTTTAGGTAGTTTGTATGCCGGACATGATATCACGTCAGGATCAACAAACGTAAATATAGGTTTTTAAATGGCTACGAATTTAACAAGAGCAGATAGATTTACTGTTAATAATACAAAAAAATTAGAGTTCTTCTCTGACTTTGTAGATACATTTGCAAAAACTCCATATGGCAATCAGCTTGGTCGTGTGACAAACGAATATTCTGTCAATCAATCACTTAGAAATTTAATAATGACAAATTTAGGCGAACGCCCTTTCCAGCCAAATTTTGGAAGTAATGTGTACGATTTTCTATTTGAGCCTAATCTTGAACAATATTTAACTATTTTAGAAAGTTATATAGAAAACACTATAAAAAATAACGAGCCAAGAGTTAATGCTCAGGAAATAACTGTATCTACTATTGATGATTATACAATTCAAATTTATATTGTTTACAATATTATAAATAATCCAGCACCTATAACTCTTGCAATTCTCTTAAAAAGAGTACGATAAATGGCAAATAGCTCTTTAATTCTTACATCATTAGATTTTGATACATTAAAACAGAATTTCAAAACATATCTTTCTTCGCAGTCTGTGTTTCAAGATTACAATTTTGATGCTTCGAATATCAGTGTTCTTCTTGATGTTATGTCATACAACTCATATTTGAATTCTTTCTATTTGAATATGGTTGCATCAGAAATGTTTCTTGATTCTGCTCAAAAATATGATTCTGTAGTTTCGCACGCCAAAGAGTTAAATTATATACCAAGAAGTTACAGTTCAGCAGAAGCTGAATTGTCATTTACCATCACTACCAATGGTATCCAAAGCCCTTTATATATAAAAAAGGGTTCTAAGTTTTCTGGTGTGAATTCAAACGGTTCATTTACGTTTATCACAGATTCAGAACAGTCATTTGTTTCTACCAATTCAACATATTCTATTGCGAATTTACAAATATATGAAGGATCATTATTTACTGATTCATTCTTTGTTGATTACACTGTAGAAAATCAAAGATTTCTATTATCAAATATCAATATTGACACCAATAGTATTTCTGTTAATGTTATTGAAAATAATGGTTTGAGTAATACAACCTTTAGCAGAGCTGAAACATTATTTGGTTCAGATTCCTCTTCTCAGATTTACTTTCTACAAGGTGCTGAAAACAACAAATATGAAATAATATTTGGAGATGGTTTGTTTGGAAGACAACCTCTAAACGCCAGTATTGTTTCTGTGCAATATAGAGTTACAAGTGGAACTGATGCTCTTGGCATTAGTAATTTCACACTTGTTCAAGATATTGGTGCAGACAATAACGGATATATTTCAATTTCTGATATTGCTGTTACTGCAAATTCTTCAGGAGCTGCAAATCAAGAATCAATAGATTCAATCAAATTTTCTGCTCCTCGATATTTCGCAACACAGCAACGAGCAGTTGCATCAGATGACTATGCTTCTCTTGTATTGTCAAACTTTGGCGGCGTTATATCTGATGTTAATGTTTATGGTGGTCAAGACCTCCCAACAAAACTATATGGTCGTGTTGTTCTTTGTTTAAAACCAGCAGGTTCATTAATAGCTCCAAATTATGTAAAAGATGAAATTACAAATTATCTTTTAAATTATATAAGCCTTCCTACACGTGTATTGATCACTGATCCTGATTACTTGTATATCGATGTTTCTTCAGTTGTGCAATACAATACATCAGCAACAACCAAATTATCTGTAGACATTCAAAATGCAGTAAGAACAGCTATTAAACAATTCAGTACAACTAATCTTGAAGTATTCAATAATGATTTTAGATATAGTAAATTTGTTTATGCCATTGATAACGCTGATCCAAGTATTACAAGTAACAGTACAGAAATTAATATATCTAAAAGATTAACACCCACATTAAATTATCCTACTTCTTATGTTTTAAATTTCAATAATGCTACTGAAATAGAAATGGCATCACCTGGGTATAGTCCATCAACTAGTTCTAGATTTTATGATGAACCAGTCGTAACATCTTCTGCATTTACATATGTAGGCAGCGATGGAAATAGCGTTGATTTTTGTTATTATAGAGATGATAATTTTGGCATATTGGTAATTTATAAAGTAATCAATAATGTATTTACTATTGTACAAGACAATGCAGGAACTATTGATTATAACACAGGGTTGATCAATATTAATAATTTGACTACATCTTATTATAATAATTATATTTCGATCTATATGGCTCCAATGAATAAAGATATTGTAGTCTCGCAAGATAAAATTCTATTAATTGATTTAGCAGACGTTGATATCAGCGCAATACCAACACAGAAGTAAAAATATGGATTTTGGTATAGAAAAGAAAATATCTAATTTTGTAGAGAATCAGTTCCCTCAATTCTATCAAGAAGAGGGTCCAGATTTCATATTATTCACAAAAGCTTATTATGAATGGATGGAATCTGAAGGTCAAATAATAAACCAATCACGTAGTCTTTTAGAATTAAGAGATATTGATTCTACTTTAGAAAGTTTCCTTGAACACTTTCAACGTAAATATCTTTACGGTATTCCATTCAACGTAATCATCAATAAACAATTTCTGTTAAAACATATTCTCGATGTTTATCGTTCAAAGGGAACTATACAGTGTTATAGACTTCTTTTCAAATTGATTTATAACCAAGATATTGATATTTACCTTCCTGGTAATGATATATTAAAGCCATCAGATGGTACATGGGTCCAGCCTTTATATTTGGAAATCACACAAAGCAGTTTAACCGCCAATTTAATTGGTAAAACAATCGTTGGTGCTTCTTCAAATACTACAGCTGTAGTTGAGAATTATATCTCAGAACCAGTCAATCAAAATATAATCACTACTCTTTTTATCTCAAATATGATGCCAAGAGGCGGTCAATTTGCTGAGGGTGAAAAAATTGTAAATATCAATGACTCAGGCAACGCACAGATAATTGAAATAGCACCAAAAATCATAGGTTCATTGAACAGTTTGAGTATCATTAATGGTGGACAAAATTTTAATATTGGTGATATTATAGAAGTTGCACATAGAGATATAATAACTAACGCTGTTACGTCAAAAGGCGTTGGGGCTAAATTAAGAGTAACAGGACTATCAAGAGCACAAGGATCTATTAATTTTGATATTGTTAATAGTGGGTTTGGGTATACTGCAAATACAAAAACGTTTGTATATAATGGTGTAAATGATAATACTGGAAATGGTGCTTCTTTCAATATTAGTGGATTTTCTTATATTAAATCGATACAATATAATACTGATTTGATTGTAGATCATTCTAATACTTTGATAAATTCTGCTACATTTGGGTTTGTAGGGAATACTTCTGCTAATAATTCAAGCAATTTGAATCAAGCATTTGCATATCAAAACAATTATTTTGGATCCATTGCTGCATTGAATAATATCAATACAGGTAATAATTATACAAATAACCTTAATATATTTGTTAGATCTACACAATTGGCTTCTAAACCACTGAACGGAACAATAACATATACTACATCTTCAAATAATATTACCCTTTCTGGTTCATATGCAGATTCTTCAATTGGCGCTAATGGATTCCCATTCTATTTCAATGCAAATGATGTAATCTATCTACAAGCCAATTCTTCTAATTCAAGTTCAATAGAATTACAAATTATCAAATCTGTTAATAGTAATACATCTATTACTTTATATGGACCTCCAAAATGTAACTCAACTAGTTCAGCCATATTCAAAACCGCTCCTGTAACATTGCCTTCAAATTTCGCATTATATGAACCTACAATGTTCAGAACAGATAATACAATTAATGGAGAAAATGAGTTAATCAGTGGAACGCCATCCATTGGTAACAATATTATTGCAAACACAGTTGCTATTGATTCAGGTAAAGGTTATGTTGATGGTGAAATTGTTTCGGCATATCTATACAATGGATTAAATTATGTGACCATTGTTTCCAGCGGTACTAATTATGCCAACCTAGAACCTCTCATTATAACTCGAGATGGTGAATCTTCTCCTGCATCTGGTTATGTGACAACTGATAGTTCTGGTGCCATAACATCTGTTGTTCTGACAAATGGTGGTTCAAATTATGTTTCTACACCATCAGTATCAGTAAAAACTTTAAATGGAACAGGTGCAGTTTTAACTACCAACGTAAATGAATTTAATACTACAGTTCAAATCACTGGCAAAGTAGTAAAATCTGGTGTTGGTAGGAAACAAGGATATTGGTCAACTACTAGAGGTTTTTTAAATTCAGATAAATACATTCAAGATAGTTATTTTTATCAAGATTACTCTTATCAGATTAAAGCTGCTCTATTACTTGATAAATACAAAGATGTTTTGTACAATACATTTCATTCTGCTGGTAGTGAATTATTTGGTCAGTTTTATTTACAAATTGAAGAGCAATCAAGCACTCAATTGTTATATGAATCTCCTGGTGTGACATATCTTTCAGCTACTGTTCCTACCGCAGATTCTACATTAATAACCGCTGATAATTCGTATGTAACTGCAGATCAAATACCATAAACGGAGAAAATAGTTGACTCAAAGTAATGTTGTAAATATTGGTAGCAGTCCTAATGATGGAACAGGCGATCCGCTTCGTATTGCCTTTGCTAATATCAATGTTCAGTTTGCAAACCTTTTCACCAATTATCAACTATCATCTGCTTTATCAAGCAACGTCATCACATTAACTGCCAATAACACCCAGTTTGTTGGTTCAGTAACAGCTGCTAATGTTGTTTCCAATGCGCAATTAATTGCTAATCTTGCTAATTATGTATTGACATCAAGCCTATCATCTTCGGGGTATCAAACTGTAGCTGGGTTGCCTTCTAACGTTGCAACTTTAACTGCTAACAATGCTTCTTATCTTGGTGGTACAGCAGCTGCTTCTTATGCTCTATCAAGCACATTAAGTAATTATCAAACAACTGCAGGATTAGCTGCAAATGTTGCAACTGTTACTGCTAACAATACATCATTTGTTGGATCAGTATCAGCGGCCAACGTTGTTTCAAATTCTCAGTTGCAAGCTAATTTATCAAATTATGCAACTACTAATGGTGCAACATTTACTGGAACTGTAACTTTTGGTTCTAATACTGTTGTCAATACTTCTGTTGTATTTGTGGGTAATAGTTCTCAAAATGCTTATATTACCAGTTCTGGATTATATGTGAATGGTGCTGCATTCGTATCAGGTGGTGGATATTACAAAGGTAATCAAGGTATTGTTGGTAATCCATCAAATGCAAATAATCTTTTCCGAATCAATGCTAATACTATGTCAAATAATATTACTATTGCTCCGGGTGAAAATGCATTGACTGTTGGACCTATAAATATAGGTACAGGTAACACATTAACTATTTCAACTGGTGGACGAGTAGTAATCATATGAGCACACTTTCAGTAACAACAATAAATACTGCTAATGGAACTACTGATTTAACAATGACATCTGGCAATACTGCCGGTGGTAAGATTATTGTTTCATCTAATGGTGGTCTAGTTCTTCAAGGCAATTCATCGACTAATACGGTTAATATTTCCGCTACTTCAATGAGTGTTAATGCTGCAATTAATGTTATTAATTCTGCTTCATTTAGTAATACTGTAACAGTCACTGGCAATGCTACATTTTCTAATGCAGTCACTGTTGCTGCCTCTGGTATCAAATTTTCTGATTCTACTGTACAAACTACTGCAGCAACTTCTTCGCCATCGGGAAGTATTGCATTAGCATGGGTTAGTTTTACTGGTAATACAGGAACAATTCGCGCTTCTTATAATGTATCAAGTGTAACAAGAAATGGAACTGGGGATTATAGCATTAATTTTACAACTCCTTTAACTGATGCTAATTATTCTGTGAGCTTAACAGGATCAGCTACGTATGGTACTGCTTATAGTTCTGGTTATATAAACAACGCAGTTGCACCTACTACATCTGTATTAAGAGTATTATTCTTAAACACTGTCGGTGGCGGCGCATCTTCTGATCCTACTTACGGAAACGTAATAGTTTTCAGATAATAACGATATAGGAATTTAATAAATGTCAACATTACAAGTAGCTAATATTTGGTTTGAATCGACTGCTAATAATAGATTACAGTATTCTGGCTCTAATTCTTTTGTATTAGTTGCTGGTGGTGCTAATACATTAACTGTTAATAGTAATGCAGTCGCAGTTATTAGTGCTGCTACTTTTAGTAATACAGTTACTATCACTGGTGATACAACAGTTGCCGGTAACTTTTCAATGGCGTCCTCGTTTAAGCGAAACCGCATCATCAACGGAAATATGCTTCTTAACCAATACAATGGCACGACAAGCGTTACCCCAACCGCCAGCACCTATAACATGGATAGGTGGACGGCGCAGATGACGCAGGCGAGCAAGTTTAGCATTCAGCAAGTTGCTCTCAGCACTTTGCCGGGGTTTACTTACTCACAAAACTTCACCGTGGTGACGCCTTATACAGTTGGGGCTGGCGATTATTTTGGAACGGAGCAGCGCATTGAAGGCTACAATTTTGCTGATTTGGCGTGGGGCACTGCAAACGCCAAGTCCGTTACGTTGTCCTTCTGGGTGTATGCCAATAACACCGGAACATACTGTGGCAGTCTGTTCACAAGCACTGGCTCATATGTTTACAACTACACCGTGTCTGCGGCTAATACTTGGCAATACGTAACGGTGACAATACCGGGAAGCACGGCATATTCTCTTGGCAGCACCACCAATAGCACGGCCGTAATTGTCCGTTGGACATTCACGGCTGGCAGCAATTTTCAAACCACTGCTGGTAGTTGGGTATCGGGCAACTATGCTGTAACAAGCGGAGCGTTTAACTGGATTGGAACCTCTAGCGCAACCTTCTACATCACCGGCGTCCAACTAGAAGTCGGCACCAAAGCTACTCCCTACGAGATGCAAATCTACAGCGATCAGTTGGCGCAGTGTCAGCGGTATTATCAGAATACTCCGTATACAATTGGCGGTGCACAATCATTTGCTGGTCAAATTTTATATTTTGCCCTAAATCTTCCAGTATATATGAGAAGTTCTCCCACATTAACAATAAATGGATCTGCAACTACTGGTGGAATGAATGGCCAGCCATCTGGTTCCGCAAATGCGCAGAGTTTATATTTTTATACAAATCTTTTTTCAGCTATCCTATCTAATGGTACCGCTTTTGGTAATTATATTTTAAATGCGGAGCTATAAAAATGTACACTAATGCTCAATATTACAACAAACCAGATGGAACGCAGGCTGGCATCAAAATCCAAATTAACGGCATTGAAAGTTTTGTGCCGCTTGATCCGGCCAACACGGACTATCAAAACATCATGCAGCTTGTCGCTGAAGGCAAGCTGACCATCGCACCGGCTGGAGCATAAGCCATGACCGTCACGATTAACGGAACCTCCGGCGTAACAGCCCCTAACGTTCTTGCCCTGCAATCGGTCCAAACGGCTAATTTTACCGCTGTTACTATTCCAGCATATACAAATGCAGGTACAGCATCAGGTTCACCATCAGCAGCAATTATTACATCGAGACAAATTACTTTTTCACAAACTCCTTCTGGTTCTGGAGAAGGCAATCTTACTAACGTTACATATACAGCATCAGCGGAGCTTTGATCATGTACACCAATATCAAATACAGGTAATTAATAAATGTCAACATTACAAGTAGCAAACATTGTTGGTCAACCAACATCTAATTTAGGTACAACTTCTGTTCAATCAGTTGCTGTGTCAGGTACACTAACACAAAATGGTGCTGCTACATTTAGCAATACAGTTAATATTACTGGTGCCACTACATTTAGTAATACAACAACACATACTGGTGCTGCTACATTTAGCAATACTATTGCAGTAACTGGAAATGCTGTATTCAGTAACTTGGTTACTGTTGCTGCTTCTGGTATTAAATTTCCTGATGGTTCGACACAAACTACTGCCTATAATAATTCTACATTTTCTGGAAATTTATCTGGTTCAAGAACATTTGGAACGATTTATCAAAATACATCAGGAAAAGTATTAGTGGTAATACCAAGTGTTTCAAAATCAACAACAGGATATTCATTGTATATGAATATTGCAGCTGCAAGTAGCTCGTTAAATTCTGGTGCTTCTTCTGGTGGTACTACATACATTGAAGAAGCTGCTACTTATTATCTTGCTAATGGCGTTGAAGCGTTTTATGGATTTGTTCCTCCTGGTTGGTATTATAATTTAACAAATGATGGTGATAGTTGGTCTATTAGATATTGGTACGAAATATCATTATAATTTCTAATACAGGTAATTAACATATGTCAACATTACAAAATGCACAAACATACTGAAACAGATGTACATATAACAATTGTTGCTAGAGGTTCTTTTCGAGTGCATGGTGAAGGTTATGATATAATATCAAAAGCTGGTGATGTATTAGATTGGGATGCTAATCAGTTACATGAATTTATTGCATTAGAGCCTAATTCAAGAATAGTAAATATCATAAAAGGTTAGAACGGAAAGTAATGGGACAGTTATTACCACAATATAGAAAAGCCATAATTGAAGATGTTATCAATTCGATAACTGCCAATACATCAGAATATTATGCTTTTGCATCTAATCCAATTGCATTTGTTGGTAGTACCCCTAATACCACCAATGATGATTATTCCAGCACATTTACTAACGATTGGCAAATGTTATTTGGTAAGAAAATATCAAATGGGAATATTGTACCTGTCATATTAAACAATACTTACAAATCAGGAACAGTATATAATCGTTATGACAATACTATTGCAAATCTTTCAAATTATTATGTTGTTTCGCCTCCTTCAACAGTTGGAGGCGGATACAATGTTTATAAATGTATAGATAATGCTAATGGGTCAGTTTCTACAGTCCAACCAAATGTTCCTCAACTTGGATCATTTACAACAAGTGATGGGTATACTTGGCGTTATATCACTTCTGTTTCTAGCGCACAATACAATGCTACAGCAACAATCAATTATATACCAGCTACCACAAATACTACAGTAGTATCATCGGCATATACATATTCTGGTGTTGAAGTCATTAATATTAATGATGGCGGTTCTGGGTATATTTGTGTGGCTAATGGTGTGTTTCCAAGTAATCCAGTTAATACCACAGTTTTACAGATTCAATCTAATGCTTCTGGTGATAATGATTTTTATACAAAAAATAGCATATACATTTACAACACAGGCTCTCCAACTGGACAATTAAGAACTATTACAAAATATACTTCTTATAATGGGTTGAATTATGTTTATCTTGATAGCCCTATTGATACCAGCACAGTTTCAACAACTACTAATTATTATATTTCTCCAAAAGTTGTTTTCCAAACAGATGGTAACAATCCTCCAGTTGCATTAAGTTATATCAATACATCTGGAAATGTGAATAGTATTTCGACCATTCAAATTATTGATCCCGGATATGGTGTTTCTTGGGCCAATGTTTCTATTCAAAGTAATACAACTTATGGTTCTGGTGCCAATTTATATGCCATTGTTCCACCTGCTGGTGGCCATGGCAGTAATCCACAAACAGAACTTGGTATTGAAGGATTCGTTGTATCGTTTTTCTTTTCTAATACTGAAAACGGAACTATACTTGGTAATACCCAATATAATAAAATTGGATTGTTAAAATCACCATATAAGTTTTCAAATACTGCTGGATCACCAAAAACATCTATTCAGAAAACAACAGCATATTCAGCAAATACATTCAGTGCTGTTTTACAAGCAAATGTTAATCCATCAGGAACGATATTTACAATTGGGGATACAGTTACTGGTCAATTAACTAATGCAGTAGGAACAGTTGCCTTTTCTAATTCTACAGTTGTGTGTTTAACAGGTGATAAATACTTTAGTAATAATGAAAAAATTGTATCAAGTAGTGGATTAGTTTTTGCTAACATTTCAATAAATACATTCGGTGATATTTACACTAAAGATTTATCTCCCATCTATATTCAAAACATTAGTAATGTTACTCGTTCTTCTACGCAAGCAGAATCCTTTAAATTGATTATCAAGATTTAAATAGGGAATACAAATGCCATTAAATACCGACCTAAGCGTCGCTCCGTTCTTTGATGATTTTAATGCAAATAATCAATATTATCGTGTACTGTTTAAACCACAAGTAGCTGTTCAAGCACGTGAATTAAATACCGTACAGTCAATTCTCCAAGATCAAATTGAAAAATTTGGTAACTGGGCGTTTAAGAGCGGTGAGATTGTTTCTGGTTGTACAATCACAGATAATCCATTAGTTAATTTTGTCAGACTTCAAGATTTTCAAACCAATTCTGCAAGTTTTGATGTTTTATCTCTTGCCAATTTACAGGTAGTTAGTGCTGTTTCAAACTTGACAGCTACCATTGTTTTTGCTAATTCTGGTTCAGTTTCTAATTATCCTAATACAAATATTCTTTATCTTAGCTATAAAAATACTGGCAATAATGGCGCTACAGTATTTGCAAATAATGAAACATTGAATTTCTATTCTATACCTTCAACTGGCACTGCAGTCGCAACAATTAATACATTTGCAAATTCAGTAAGTGCACCAGTAACATCAGGCAACGCCCATGGTATCCATGTCAGTACTGGTGTGATTTTTATCAATGGTGAATTTGTCCAGATCACAACGCCAACATATGGTATTGTCAACAATTTCGGAACATATGCTGGCAACAACGTTGTTGGATTCCAATTAGCTGAAACTGTAATTACTGAAAACCAAGATCCTTCTCTGAATGATAATGCATTAGGTTATTCTAACGAAAATGCTCCTGGAGCGTGGCGCATGAAACTTGTGCCACAATTAATTTCTTTTGATCCTTCTTCTGTTACTGCAAATAATTTCGCAACAATTGCGGTTTATAATTATGGATCATTGGTATCAACATCAACACCTAAAAACAATATATATTCAATCGTTGGCGATCAAATCGCCCAACGTATCTATGATGAAGCAGGTAATTATGTTGTAAACCCATTCAATGTTGATACTGTAACATCAGTTACTGCAAATAGTGTTGTATCAAGTTTGGATGCTAATTCAGTCCTTGCTAGAGTTTCTACTGGTGTTGGTTATGCACAAGGTCAGCGTGTAGAATTACAACAGACAGCATATATTAATATGCGCCGTGGAATTGATATTCAAACAAATTTACAACAGCAAATTACATTTAACTATGGTGGTTACTTTGTACTTGATGAAGTTGCCGGAGATTTCCCATTCTTTTCAGCGCAACAGGTAAGTTTTTATGATACTGTTCAAACAGCAGTCACAAGCCGCAAATATTCTTCATTGACACCAACTGGAAATTTAATCGGAACAGCATATGCTCGTTGTTTCTCCTATCTTAGCGGAACGGTTGGTTCAAATACAGCACAATACGCTTTACATGTATTCAATGTTCAGATGAATAGTGGTTACAATACTACTAATATTCAATCAGTTTACTTTAATAATTCTACTAAAGCTGTCGGCGATTTAGCAATTCCTGATATCCAGCAATCTTCAAAGAGCGATCAACTTTATTCTTTTGGTATAACTGGATTAAAAAATCTAAAATCTACAAACCAAATTGATAATAATACACAATACCTATATCGTACCACTCAATCGTATGCTGTTAACTCAACACAATTATCTGCATATTCTGTTGGTAACCCAAGTTCTGTAACAGTAACATTAACTGGTTCTGCTGCACATGGAACAGACAATCTTCCGTATGGAACTGGTATTTTAACTGATATCAATTCAGCAACGTTCAGTTTAGTTCCAACTGCTAATGTTGATTCGTCAAACTTAACAAGCACTGTTAGTGTTAATACAACTTCGAATGTTATAACTGGTTCTTCAACAACATTTTTAACAAACTATAATGTTGGTGATATTATTAAAGTGTTTGAAGCTGGAGCCACTTCTGAACAACGCACAATCACAGCAATTACTAACAACACATCAATGTCTGTTGATGGTACATTTAGCACATTAAATACTGCTGCAAATTATTGTAAGTCATATATTGCTGGTAAATTTATTAATATTTCTCAAAGCACATCTGGTCCAAAAACATATGTTAATGTCATTAATACAACAGCATTTTCAATTGTTACTGGTGAAATACCATCAGCGTCTGTACCTGTTGATGTGACATTTAATGTTTTAAGAAAAGCAGTATCTCCTGCTTCAAAAGTAATTAATAAATATCGTTTCGTTAAACTTGATACTAGAATATCACCAAATGGCCCATGGTGTCTTGGTATCGCAGATATTCATAGAGTAAGAGCTATCTATGGTTCTTCTGATGGATCATACAGTATTGCTAACCCAATCATAACAACCAATTTTGTATTTGGTACTGGTCAAAAAGATACACATTATGATATGGCATATCTGTATCCAGTTCCAGGATATTCAACTGCTTCCACACCTTATCTTTTGGTCGAATTAGATTATTTCACAGCAAACACATCTTCTGGTGTAGGATTTTTTACAGTAGAATCATATCCAATCGATGATGCAAATACTGCTAATACTAATGCTATTCAGACATCTCACTTACCACTTTATGTTGATAAATCTGGAAATAAAATTACATTAAGAGATTATGTTGATTTTCGTCCTTTCCCATATAATGTGGCGAATAATACTGGTAATTGTGATATATCAAATACTTCGCAAGTTACTGCTGCCATTAGTTATGCGACAACTATTTTAGGCAATAACTATATCACAGCAACAAGCAACACTTCAACTAATCTAGTATTCCAAGTTCCATCAACTGGATTAAATGTTCCAGCATATGGTGGCAATTTCCAGTCAGATTACAATTTTTATCTTCCACGTAAAGATTTGATAATGATTACCCCTGATAATCTATTAAAGATTAAAGAAGGCGTATCAAGTACATCACCACAGCCTCCGCTTTATCCAGATAATGCAATGGTGCTTTCTGTTATCAATGTTCCTGCATATCCATCATTATCTACAGATCAACGTGATGCACTTCTTTCTATTAACCAATCATCAAAAGATTTAGTTCGTGATACTTCTACTGCAATCTCAACCAATCTTGTAACAAACCGTCGCTATACTATGAAAGATATTGGTACGCTTGATAATCGTATCACTAACCTTGAATATTATCAGTCACTTTCGCTTCTTGAAAAGAAAGCAACTGATATGACAATTACTGATGCAAATGGTTTGAATAGATTTAAAAATGGTATTTTCGTAGAAGGATTTACTGACTTCACACAAAGCCAAGTTTCTAATCCAGAATATACTATAGCTATTGACACAACACAGGCATACGGTCGTCCTCGTATTATCCGTGAAATAATTAATATCGAATTCGATTTAAATGACTCAACAACAGTACAACAAACTGGACGCTTAGTCACACTCCCATATACGGAAAAATCTTTCCTTGTACAGCCATACGCAACTGCATATCGTTCTGCAGCTCACGTTTCTATGGCTTGGAATGGTAATGTTGTACTTGTTCCTCCTTATGATAATCATAATGACATCAATAATACAGGTTCAATTAACATTACTGTTGATTTGGCTACACCTTGGCAAGAATTTGCTAATAGTCCTCTTGGTTCGATTTGGGGAGATTGGCAAACAACTACAAGCACAACAAGTAAAACAATTTATGATCAACCTGCAGGCGGCACTGGTTCTTATATTCCAGTTGTTGATCTTGGTTATTTGGGAGTATTTACTGGCGGTGGTGGTGGAAATAATCCAGTAACTAACGCCGAGGCGCGCGCCGATGCTGTTTCTATTATTCAACAACGATATGGTCCAAACGTTACAGTTGGCGCATATAATCTAATATATTCGGATATTCGTTTGAAGAAAGATATTTCAATTATCGGTAAACTTCTCAATGGATTGAACCTGTATAAATATCGTTACCTATGGAGCAATATCTTCTATGTAGGCGTAATGGCTCAAGAAGTATTAAATGTAATTCCAGATGCTGTTGTACATGATAATAACGGTTATATGTCAGTAGATTATACTAAGGTTGGTGTGCCATTCCTTACATTTGATCAATGGTTAAATACAAACGGTAAATGATTTTTAGGAGATAAAGTTGGCAACACAAGATATTACAACAACAGTTCAAACTACTACATCTACACAACAGGGTACGCAGTTAACTGTTCAAGCACAAGCCAGCACAGTATCCGTTGGTAATTTTGTTACAGATGTTTCTATTCAACCATATATTGCTTCTAGAGTTGTATCATTTTATGCATACGGTATGCGCCCGAACACAACAGTTCATGTGTTCTTTGATTCTGTTTTAGTTGATCAATATTGCGCTCCTGGTATAGTTCCAACTTCTATATCAGATACTTCTAATCCTAATTCTATTACAAAAAATGGCCATTGGGGTGATCCTATAAAGACTGATGCATTTGGCCAGGTTGCTGGACAATTCAATATCCCAGCCGCTACTTTCAAAACTGGTGATCGCATTTTACAAATTGCTGACGTTACTAGTATTGCACAAGGAAGCGCAGCAATTAGTACTACTGCTTCTGCAACATTTACTGCTTCTAATTTGTCTGTGACTAAACAATTAACTACATTAACAACAATAAATCCTGAAGTTTCTGTTGTTCCTGTAACAAATACAGTCATCACATCAAATACAACCCAATCTATTGTTATCCATCCAGATATTGGTGTTGTTACTGGAAGTTGGTCTGAACCTATCGCTCAGGGGTTGACGATTAATACTCCAAGTGGCGAAGCTGGTATTTTTGCTACATCAATTGACATTTATTTTAAACAAAAATCACAAATTCAACAAAATGGTGTTACTGTTTACATATGTCAAACTACAAATGGATTTCCTGACACCTCAACAATTTTACCATTTTCAACTGTACACCTTCCATGGTCAAATGTTGCAATCAATTCCAGTGGCAGTGCCTCATATTCTTTCGCTGGCCCAGCATCAAGTGATACTGTCCAATTCCCAACAACCTTTACGTTTGAAGCACCAGTATTTTTGAACAATGGATCTGAGTATGCATTCGTCGTTAAGCCAGATGCTGGTGATCCTGACTATTGGGTTTACAGCGCAAATCTTGGTGATTCAGATTTAGTAACAGGCGCTCAAGTTGTTAGCCAGCCAGTATTTGGCACTGCGTTTTATGGTGCTACTGATGGTGAATGGACTGCACTTCAAACGGAATATATCAAATTCAATCTTCGTCGTGCTGCTTTCTCAAGCCAATCTGGTAATGCTGTATTTCGTAATACCAATACAGATTTCATATCTGTATATAATGTTGGCTATGCATGTACTTCTTATGGCATTCTTCCTGGTGATTATATTTTCCAATCAACTAACTCAACACCATCTACAGCAATAACTACAATTAATGGTGTTGTAAACACTTATGATAGTGTAAAGAATATCATATATGTTGACAATTCAACTGGTAATTTTACCAGTAATTCATATATGCAAATTCATCGTTTTGTTAATAATTATGTTGTTTCAACACCAGGACCAAATACATCAACCCTTATTGCATACGCCAATACTGGCAAATTATACAATCCTATATTAGATGCATTTGTTCCACAGTTCTCTACAATAACTCCATCAGGAACCACTCTTACTTTTAATGTAAAAGGCATTTCCAACAGTTATTCTGCTGATAGCAAATATACAGGCGTAACTCCTGGAACTGAAACTGTATTCTTAGACCAGGAAAGAATTATTGCAAGCAAATCAAATGAAGTTGCTTTGAATTCTAGTGCCAAATCTCTGTTTGTAAGAGCAGATATGACAACCACTTCAGAATTAATTTCTCCAGTTATTGATACAGTAAGAAATCAAGAACTGGTTATCGGCAATAATATTGATAGTATTTCTTTTATCTACAATGAGTTTTTCAATTCTGGTTCTTCTAAATCAAAGTATATATCAAAAGTTGTTACATTAGCCAGTGGTCAGGATTCAGAAGATATTCAAATTATGGTAGATGCTTATCGACCACCAAATTCTGACATCCAAGTTTGGGTTAAGTTTTTGAATGGTTATGATTCAGATCCTATTTCTCAAAAAGTTTGGACTCCTATGATTAATGTGAGTTCTACTCTATATTCTGATCCTAGTAACCCAAATGATATTAAAGAATTTGCTTTTTCAATTCCTCAATTTTATGGTCCAATTCCTACCACTGGAACTATTTCTGTATCCAGTGCTTGTACAGTAGTCAATGGAGTAAGCACTTTATTTGGAACTGATGTTCAAGCTGGCTGGTATATTAATATGCTTGCAAACTCAACATTCAGTGAGACATCCAGAAAAGTAATTTCTATTGCAAATACAACCCAGTTAACTCTCGACCAGCCATTTAATGCTTCTGGTGGATATTCTGCTAATGCTTATTTTGTTGTTGCTCCACCAACAACACCTTATCTTTCTACAAACACACAATATGCATTAACTGGAACTGTCAATACATATATTTCTAATAATGCTATTATTGGCTCAGGAACTAACTTTACATCATTATTACCTGGACAGATTATCTATGTTGCTGGTGATGAACAAGCCATTGTATCTATTTCCAATAACACTTTCCTTACTGTTGGAACTCCATGGTCATCCACAACTGTTGCTAATACTGCTTATATTGTAAATCCAAACGGATTAACATATTTGAACTCAAATTATGCATTATTCTCAACATATAAACAATTCCAAATAAAGGTCATTTTACAATCTAATGATAGCTCAAAAGCACCTTTATTGAAGAATGTTAGAGCAATAGCGTTACAGTTGTAATAATATGAATAAATATTATAAGACTGATGTTGAAGGTTATGTAAAAGATATGTCTAGTGGGGCAGTTCTTAATGTCGATCATAGAAAACTTGATGCATATAAAAAGCAAAAAAAGTTCTTTGACGATCAGAAAAAAGACACTGACAGATTAAATAAAGTTGAAAATGATATTAGTGAAATTAAACAAATGTTGCAACAGTTGTTAAAGAGATAACAGATAAATGACAGTTTTAATCCAAAATACAGCCGTAACAAATACCTTTGATTTCTGGCGTAATCGTACGAATGAACTTGCTTATGCAATGTCAAATAGTGCTGTAACTGTCAACTCAAATACCGCTGTCGGTGATGCTTCAATCACGGGCAATTTTACTGCAAATACTTTAACAACAAATACTTTTAATATAACTTCAGTTGTTTATGTTGGCAATTCCACAGTTAATGGTGTGATAAACTCCACTTCTTTTGTTATAGGCACTTCTTCTTATTCTAACAATAATGTGAATACATCAACTGGATATTTCTCAAACATTGTTAAAGTTGGTAATTCTACTGTAAATGTTTCTGTTAATTCTTCTAGTATTTCAGTAAGTAATTCTACAGCAAATATTAATATAACAATACCAACAAGTGCACAAATATCAAATTCACAGTATTATTTCAATGCTAATGGTTCTTGGTCGCCTATTAGTGTTTCATCAACACCAATATCAAATAATGTGGTTACTACTACAGGAACAAGCGCCCAATTGGTTGACAGTTACCCTATTGCTTCTTATAATGCTGCAGAATATACAATTGCAGCAATTAATCAAGTAGCTAATGGATTTTCAACAACCAAGTTATTAACATTCCATGATAAAGGTAATGGTTATATTACTGAATATGCTACGATGAATTCAAATGGTTCTTTGGGTGTATTTTCTGCAAACTGTGACGGAACCAATGTAAAATTATGGGTAACTCCAATACCAACTAGTTTAACAGTTAAATTTGCTAGGGTTATAGTATAATGGCAACAAAGGCTAATCTAGTAGTCGATCAAGGTGCAACATTTTCTACTGATTTAACATTAGAAGATGAGAATGGCAATCCAATCTCATTAACAGGCTATACTGCCAATTCTCAAATGAGAAAATGGTACACTTCCTCTAATGTTGCTGCAGTATTTACTACTGCAATTAATTTGGCTAATGCTATAATAACATTATCATTAACATCAGACCAAACAGGTAATTTAGATTATGGTAGATATGTTTATGATGTAGAAATTTCAAATGGTACTACAGTATCTAGAGTTGTCGAAGGAATTGTAACGGTAACGCCTCAAGTAACGAGATAAAAATGACAAACGTTATAGTAGCAAGATCAAGAATAATTCAAGTTTCCACTAATGCTACTGCAGGTATTATTGATTCAACCAATCCTGTAGTTCTGAAACCAACACCTGTACTAAGCCCTACCAACGAAAGCTTTAGAATCGATCATCTACAAGACGTAAATGCTTCTATGGAACTTGATGGCTCCACCCTTGTTTATAATGCCAATACTGGAACATATGTTGTCAAATATCTAGATTTGTCCGAAGTGACTGGAACCATGGATGGTGGAAGCTTTTAAAATAATAAATAGATAAAAAGGATTCCAGTAAATGGCAAATAATAGAATTCAAATTAAGCGTTCGGTTTCAAACGGAAACGTTACTGGTCTCAGTAACGGTGAATTGGCATATACCCAAGTAAGCAATACACTTTGGATTGGTTTACCAGACGGTTCGGCTACTATTTCAATTGGTGGTGCAAGAAATCCTGGCACATTAACTGCTAATCAAGCACTTGTTGCTAATTCTACTTCTGGTATTGATAGAGTTTATGCTGCTAATGTTGATTTGTCATACCTTGGTGCTAATGGAAGTCAAGGTACTTCTGGTTATGTATTGTTTTCTGGAGGCTCGTCTACCAATGCTTATTGGGGTTCTGTTGGCGGTTTAAGCATTAACGTAGCTTCTCAGTATGCTTGGACTAACACTCAATCATATTCAAATACAATTACATTTAATGGTCCTGTTGTATTAGGTAATACAGTAAGCGCAAATGGTTCTGTTGGCACTGCTGGCTATGCACTATTATCTGGTGGTCCAGGTTCAAACCTATACTGGAGTTCAGTTGCTGGTCTTGGTGTCAATACAGCAGCTCAATACAGTTGGTCTAATACACAATCATTTACAAATACAATTACTTTCAGTGGTAATATTGCATTAACTTCCAACATTTCAACACAAGCAAATAGCTTTGTTGTTTTTGGTAATTATGGTGATTACACTAATTCTCTCATTTTAACTGCTAATGGTTGGGGGTCAACAGTAGAAGTTGGACCTTCTATTGCGCTTGGTTGGAATAGTGCTGGTGGTGGTGGTGCATTTGCTCCTGCCCAAGCAATTCCAGGAAACCAAACTTTCGTAAACACTTCATTATTTTTTACTGGTAATACAACACAATACATCAGAGCGACAACAGGTACAGTTACTCTTGGTAACACAGGTACTAGTGCTACTGTTAACTCAACTATCTATACTGGTACTGCAAATAATGCTTATTATCTTGGTGGTACAGCAGCTGCTTCATATCAATTAAATAGTACACTAAACGCAAATATAGCTTCTTATCTTCCAAATTATGCTGGTGTTGTTAATGCTTCTTCATTAACAATTTCTACATTTGGTAGTACAACAAATGGCATAATTGCCAACTCATCATTCTTTGGTTGGGGCAATTCATCAGCAAATGTTACAATTGCTTGGGATGCTACTGGTCAAGATATATTTTCAATTGCTGGCAATCAAAATAATTATATTGAAGCTGTAATTTACAACGTAAACAGTCAATCTTCAGCTTCTGCTGACTTTAGTATTAATGATAACCAAGGTCCATATACAAACAATTATATTGACATCGGTATTAATAGTACTGGTTGGTCAAATACTCAGTGGACTATCAATGGTCCATCAGATGCTTACGTATATACTGGAAATACTAACCTTGCTGTTGGTACTGCTGGAACAAATCAAGGCAATCTTGTATTCTTTACTGGTGGTACATTAGCTTCTAATGAACGTGTTCGTATTACTCCAGGTGGTAATGTTGGTATCAATAATACCAATCCACTTAATACATTTTCTGTAAATGGTTCAACTTATCTTGGTGGAACGCTTAACGTAGCTGGCCTTTCTACTTTTGCTAATGCAACTTTCACCAATATGACTGTTTCTGGAAACCTTGTTGTTTCTGGTGCAGTTACAACAATTAATACTACAAGTTTGACAGTTGCTGACCCAATTGTAGAATTCGGTTTAGGTAATGAACTCGTAAGCACAGATGCTGTTGATACTGGTTGGTTCTCTCCTGCCAATAATACTGGAACTGTTGTTTATTCTGGTATTGCTCGTATCGCTGCACAATCAAATACCACTGTTCCATATTTCAAAGTTTTCGCAACCGCAACAAATCCAAATACTGCAACAGTTATACCAAGTTCAACGACTGGTGCAATACAAGCTTATTTGTTACCTTATGGTGTTACTGGAGCATTTATTGCCAATTCCAGTGTAATCAATATTACTGCTAACAATTCATTAAATTCATCAATTGTTGCTAATAATATTACAGTTGGTGGATTTGTTGCAACTCCTACTTCAGTAAATATTACTGCTAATGCTTCAGTTTCTTCTGCTCTTATCGCTAATAGCTTAACATTAACAACTGCTCTGCTTGCTACATATGGTGGTACTGGTGTTAACACTTATTCTACTGGTGATATTCTTTATGCTGGTGGTGCTAATCCCACAGCACTAAGTAAATTATCAATTCCTGGTTCTGCTGCTAATGGTCAAGTGTTGATGATAACAAATAACCTTCCAGCATATGGTACACTTGATGGTGGAACTTTTTAAAAATAATGAGTGAAAGAACTAGTAATTTAATTCATATAACTAATGGTGTAATAAATAAAAGAATACATAAGAATGATTTAATTCCCGGTGGATTTACTAGAGGTAGAACGTTAAAACTCTAAACTATATTATTATTGGTACAGGATTATTATACATATGAATGAAGAGTTTGTCAATGCCTATATTGAGATTATGAATAAAAAGATTGAAGAATTGACTCGTTCTGAAATCATGTTACAAACAAGACTAGCAATTGCTGAAAGGTTGGTTACTAGTCTACAAGGTGATAATGAAAAATTACAGGCTTCCTTAAATAAGAAAGCCCCAAAGCAAAAAGAGAATGACTTTTAATCCTCGGTATATACCGTTAATGAGGGGAGCCAATATTGGCTAATAATATTATTCAGCATAAGAGAACGTCTACATCTGGACGTACTCCTAATACAACCAATTCATCTAATTCACAGTATATTGCTGCTGGTGAATTTGCGCTGAATATGGCAGATCAGATTCTTTATACATCTGATGGCACAAACCTCATTATTGTTGGTGCTACTCAAAGTAACGCAACGGTTAATAATCATTTTGTTACAAGTTCATTGACTGTTGGAAATGCTGCTATTGGAACAAATAGTGCAGTTAATATCAATTCAACAGCTGTTGTTGTAGGTAATTCTACTGTAAACGGTAGCATATCAACAAATTCTTCAGTTGCATATTTCACTGGAACATCTTATAATGCTTTGAATGCAAATAATGCATCAAATCTTGGCGGAATTGCTGCTGCTTCTTATCAATTAAATTCGACTCTCAATGCTAATATTGCTTCATATCTTCCAAACTATAATGGTGTTGTAAACGGATTTTCTTTTACTGTTGGTACAACATTTACAGCAAATAATTCGGGTGTTTGGACAGGTTCAACTACAGATACAACAACTGGAACAGGCGCAAGTATTCTTACTGATACTAGTTTGTTCATTGGTAATAATGCTTCCAACGCTTCTCTTAATAGTTCTTCACTATCCATTGGTGGTGTTTTAATTGCAACTAGTACTGGTGCCAATGCTTCTACACTTGGTGGATATACATTTGCTTCACCATCTACTATTGGCAGCGCCACAGCAAATACTGGTACATTTACAAGTTTAACATCTGCTAACTTAACAACAACCAGTAATACAGTAAATGTTGGTACAGCTGTTGTTATTACTGCAACTGGTAACGTTGGTATTGGTAACAATGCTCCAACTAATAAATTGTCAGTAAATGGCACATCATATCTTCAAGGCAACGTTCAGTTTACTCAGGGTATTATTGACTCTACTGGTTCACAGGGTAGTCCTGGCTGGATATTAACAACAAATAGTGCTGGTAACGTATATTGGGCTGCAGCATCTGGCGGCGGTGGCGTTAATACTGCAAACCAATATGTATTCACTAATACAATTACATTCAACGCTAACCTTTCTGTAAATGGTGCTATTTTCCTTGGTGGTAGCAATGGTCAGGTTGGTCAAGTATTGACATCTAATGGTGTAGGTAACGTATATTGGTCAACTGTATCTGGTGGTGGTTCATTTACAAATGGTTCGTCTATTGCTGTATCTAATATTGCTTATACTAACACAACTGGTACAAGCGTTGGCGTTGCATATCAGTTCATAAATACTATATCTGGAAGTCTTGACACGGTATTCTCATAATGGCAAATACAGTTAGCAAACTAGCTAATACTGGTACACTTGAAACCTATAGCTACATCGACGAAGTAACAAACAACCCTGCTGCGATGGGTAGTATTTCGTTTAATGGTAGTTCTCAATATCTTTCTGCTCCATCAAATGCTGCATTTACATTAGGTACTGGCGATTTCACTATTGAATGTTGGGTTTATCCAACTACTTTAAGTAGTTATAATGTTATTATTGATATGAGAAATGGCACAACGCTTGCAGTAGCTCCACAAATTTATCTTTCTCCTATATTATATTATAACGTAGCGAACGTGAATCAAATTACTGGTCCAAGTATAACCGTTAATACTTGGTATCATATTGCTGTTTCAAGAAGTAGTGGCGTTACTAAAATGTTTGTTAATGGTTCACAAGTTGGTTCAAGTTATACAGATACAAACAGTTATATTTTAAACTCACCTAAAATTGGTATAACTAGTGGTTTATCTTCAGGATATTATGCTGGTTATATTTCTAACTTGCGTGTAGTTAAAGGCACAGCATTATACACATCAGCATTTACTCCATCAAATTTACCGTTGACTCCTGTTGTTGGTACATCACTGTTATTGAACACACCATACACTAATGATGCGTTTTTAGATTCAAGTCCAAACGCTTTTACAGTCACTAACGTCAGTTCT